CCCTCTGGTGACAATTAAGTCACTAGGACATCAACTCCTGGAAGGAGTCGATGACGCAGGTTCTCCACCTGCCCCAGTCAACCTCGTAGTATTCACTACTGGGTTGACATCTTAGCTCACTCTTAGCTATCTGGTGCTTCACAGCACCTCGGCGCATTGGTAGCCATGACGGCTGTTCCAATGGGTGAGTAAAACCGTCCCACGCGAACGTGGTTCGGCGTTTCCTTCGATAGCGGACAGGCTCGTCGGGGTTCACACCCCGAGTCCCCATCGAGCAATCCTCAATCGATCCCTGCAAATACGTGATCAGTAACCCCGAAAGGTTATACTCACGCGTCTTGTGACGAGGCGGTACGACGATATGCGTGTGCTCGATCCAAATCTTGGGGTTGTGAGCCTCAAGTAAGGAGTAAGACCAACACCCTTGCCAAGCTTTGTACTTGACCTTAAAGTGCTGAGCCAGCTCGAGTGGCATTCGGATACCAGAATCGCTATTAGACCAAGGAGGCACCGGGAGAATTTTCACTCTTTTCAAGAGAAAGCTCACGGTGTTCTCAAGGCCTATACCTGTCTTTGTTGAAAACAGGATCAAGCGGTTAATTGCAGAGTAGAAGTCAGAGGCGGTCTCGAGGCGATCTACGTAGATTCCTCGAATGTCGAACCCTAAGAAAAAGTCCGACCCACATGACTCTCTGAACGGCCCTTCTACAAAGGACTTATCGTCATTAACTACGAAACCAAGGAGACCAAGAAGCTCGAGTACATCTCGAATTACTTCTCGGGGACATATAATGTCATCCCCGTAAACGCCCCACAGGCTTGCAGAACTCGACTTGTCTAAGGGTATTCCCCTGAAACGCATCGAGGTGACGACCACGCAACTGAACAAAATGGTCTGCAATGGGAAGGTATAACCGTTACCCATTGTAGAGACCATTTGAAGGTCAATTACGCGCCCATCCGGCAGAGCTACCTTTGGACACCTCAATTTCTCGAGGTGACGCATGAAGTCAGTGGGCAACGCCCACTTAAGCATGCGCAAGGAGATGCTATCGGAAGCACTACTTAGATCTATAGTTGCAAGATTGTCGGTAATGCTGCCCAGACGGGCTAGATCCCGATTCACCAACTGTTGAGTCTGTAAATCGATGCCAAATCGATTTGCCAGTCGTCGGTTAAGTATATCTGCGAATCCAAGTTGAGCATACGTGTTTAACGTTGGCTCAATGCAGATACACCTCGAGATGCTAACGTTCTTCGGAACGAAACTAAGCCTAGACTCCTGTATTACATGGGGGTCCCCATAGGTCTGTAAGCGGATGTTCTCCGCATTAGCCCACTCTGGAAACCGGCCAGCATAATACCTATACCAACGGTATAGACTCAAATCACTACAAGTCAAAGGAGATGCAAATAACTTCGTATAGAAGTCACCACCCCTAGCCAATCGATTGGCCCCAGGACCAACCTTGCCATGGGCAAAGTAGTCTAAGGGATTATCAACCAACGGCATACCTTTGTCATGCCAAAAGTCCCACACGGTTTGCTTAAAACCGTTAAGGAGCATCTCAGCCCGAGAATCCATGTGCTCGGGTAGCGTCCACTTACTACAAGTTTCGTTGACAGCAAGAAACTTATCTAACGCTTTTTGATCTGCCTGTCTGTTGTTCTTAATCGCCCATTTTTTCACGATGGACTTTCGGATAGACACAGCAGCAGCGTCATAAGCGGACATGCCGGGAAAGAACTCCTCTGCGGAGAATCCTTGCCGATCAAGATCAGAGTTAACGAGTTTTTGGAGGGTGTCGGAATTGATCATCGCAATCAGCCCCAAATAAATGGATGCATGCACCGACGCCTCACGGCGGAAGTAACATGCAACCGGTCATTCAAACGTTTTTGAGCGTTTCTGACCGGATATCGTACCGTTGAACCGAGTCCAGAATAGGACTCAAGTTGATCCCGTGAAGCGCGCCCACAATGACCGCCAAGATGGCGGCCAGTTTGAGCAGAGAACGCTTCTTCAGAGGACACCGGTCACTAGTGTATCTGCCACGTCAGCGCTTTCCTCATTGAGGATGCCAACCATGAAAGATACGAGTGCACGGACCTCGTCGGGATTGTACGTTTCCATGCCTGCGGGGATATCGAACGTGATACGCGCGACAGCCGTCACAGGGACACCAGCGGCAGCCAAACCTCCCTTACGGAAGATTATCTTGTACTGGTTATTTGGTACGGTCCCAAAAAGACCTTTTACCGAGTTCCAAACGCTACTCAGTGCTTTGTACACCAAGGGCACCCAGAAAGAAACGGTAAACGGCGATGAAGCCGAGTTAGCCGTAGCAGTCGCTGTACCGCTTACCGCGGATACCGCCTTACTAACAGCATTGACAGCCGGAGCAACTGTCGAAACCAACGTGAAAGTTGGCGTCGTGAAGCCCGTCTGAGCACCACCCGTTGTCGAAGAATCAGGAGACCATGTCATGGTAACAGCCTTAGGTTATTGAAGTGTTAAAGAAGCCACCGAATTAACGGCGGACGTAACGCTCTACATCGCGGCCTTGGCTAACTAGGGCAGTGACATTAAGCCACTGCCGAGGATTAGGTAACGAGAATTCCAATGAAGGAATCAACGAACCTGTATACCTCGTTCTAGAAAGCTGAGTCCGTTCAGCGAGGAATTTTCCAGGAGGCACAAACTCCTTTAGGGTATGATAATACCCCGGAGGAGGCGTGAGTAAGGTCGGAGTCGCTTGCGTAAGGATACGGAAGCGTCGCAACCTGGTACCACGATTCATCCACGCGATATCTGATCTATTAAAACAGACAGCGCTGACTATCTCACCTAGATTGGTGAAGTAATCCACGAGCCAGCTATACGGTATCAATTCGTATATCGTCGGCACGAAGTCCCTTGGAAGGGCTCCGAGATGCTGACGAGTCCCAGTGGCGCCGGTCTCACATTTAACTGCCCCGTAATACTTGACGTTGATTTCACTAACGTCATCAGCACAACGGTACAATGATGCAAAACCAACATTAATAGACGCATCTATCTTTGTGTGATAAACGCGACCTTGGCCCCTACCCCTGACAGGCATAGTTTCCTGTCTTTGAGCCAGAGTCCAGAGGGCATCGGAGATGCCATCTATGTCTGACAATAAAGGTTTAAGAGCGAACTGGGTTTCTAGCCATGTGGAAGCTGCAGAGTCCTTAGTGACTCTTAGCCGAGACGATCTAGACATCCGCCTACTTTTCGCGCTTCGCTTCCGGAGTTCCGAAAGGTAGTTACGCAATAGCTTGCGGACGCCCATACCTGGTCGTCGCAGAAATTGCAACGTCTCCTTAAGCTCCCCAAGAAACACACCGCCTTGGAAGGCGCGCTGTGCTTTGAGGCATTCTGAGACAAATTGCATCAGTGCCTGATTATCGGCCGAAGTTTGTGATATGGAGGCCCCACCTGGGAACGTAAAAGTTCCCGCCCCAAGGTGACCTCTAGTCTCTGTCATCTCCATTAGCCGGTTATCGGAATTTCGCCGTCTCTCGACGACTAGTTTTCCACCGTACTTCGGATTCGCGTTGAGACTTGTTGCATTGACCGCCAAAGATGACGTTGCCGACTGAGCCTTTCGAATCTTATTCTTCCAATCCGGGACGCTGTCTCCATGGGTGATTACGTCATCCGCCGTCGCAGTAAGCGACGACAATGACGACCATGGGCCAGGCTCCTCTGGGTCGAAAGAGGTTTGACGCTTCTCCAGTCTAACTGAGTAACGCTTTGGAATAGTTTTGGTCTTTGCCATATCAAGGTCCTGTAGATTGTTTAGGCCCACAAGGCCAGAGAGAACCCCCCGGGGAATCCGGGGAGCGAACCTAAAGTGATTAATGAACGGGAACACCCATCAGACGACTGATTTCCGACAGCAGAATCTCTTCTGCCTGGTCATCAAGATCCGCCTTGAATGTGTGTTGTTTCCCATCGTTGGTCACCACGGTTCTCACCGCCACAGACCTACCGTCTGAGTTATACAAGAGGGATGCGGATACGAGTCTCAATATCTTGAGGGGTTCATCCCCCCCAACGACTTGAGCCGTTTTTCGCTTTACCATTGTTTTCTCCAGATTAAGTGGTTTCGACCAGCATTTGATTGCTGGCGTGGTAGCGAGGGCCTCCGAAAGGAG